CATAATATATGTTTCTTGGCTATTAAACAACCATGGCTCATTTTCTTTTAATTGTTGTTCTATAAAATCTGCAAAATAATATAAACTTGCAAATTTTTTATTTTCTTTTATTATATTTTTTGTTCTTGTTTTTAAAACTTTTGTAAAATATTTTTCTTTTATAGGAATATCTTTTATCATTTTCTCCCATTTATTAAATATCCACAAAACAGTTCTATTTTCAATTCTTGCATTAACTAACGATGATATCTTTGCACCAAATGTCAATATATCATATATATTATCCGAAACATTAAATGCTTTTATTAAATCATTTATGTTGTTTGAATTAATGGCAATCTTCTTTTGTTCGTTTATTTCATTTAGATATATTTTTATCTTTTCTTTTGAAACTTCTATAATTTCATCTTCTTTGAATTCAACAATCTCACCTAGTGGTTCTTTCATCTCTTTCATTATTGATTTGTATTGTTCTTTTGTTTCTTGTGGAATATAATCATACGAGTCAATAAAGCCAAATTCTTCAATACAATTACCAAAATCATACACCTTACAGTGATTCTTGCTATTATGTTTCCTAACTCCTCTACCGACAATTTGAACAAATAATCTAAGTATTTTTGTTGCTCTTAAATTAACTATTTGTGTAATATTTGGAGCATCAAAACCTATGGATATTTTAGATACGCTCACAATTGTTGTTATGTTTCCATTTTTAAATAATTCTATATTTTTATTATTTATTTCATCTTTTATCTTTGAATGAATTATTGCTGTTTTTTCATTTATTTTTTTTGTAATTTCAGCTATCTTATTTGCTTGTTCAATATTTGAACAAAAGATAGCTGTTTGTTCATTGTTTAAATTAATTTTTTCAAGAAATTTAGAAAATCCATTATAAAATTCTGGTGTATCCATTGCACTAAATAAATCATTTGTATTATAATCTAGTCCTGACATTCTTACATTTGAATAATCAATATCTTTTACTATTTTTGGTATGAACCACCTTATGGGCACAAGCCAGTTTTGCTCAATGCCTTTTTTTAATGACAATATTGAATACGGATATATATCTTTTTTTAATATCGTCCCGTCCTCATTGTACGGAGTTGCAGATAATCCAATTATTTTTTTAGGCTTTATGTGTTCAACTATTTCTTTAAATCTTTTCCCGTTGTAGCCAACATGCACTTCGTCTTTAATCAGGACGCAATCATGAAATTTCCCAAATTCATCCCTCTTTTTTTTATAAAAAGATTGCTCCATGATTAAAAACACATTTGAATCTGTCTTTTTATGCATGTTGGCTTTTATGATATTAGGAGTAATACCAAACTCATTCAGGTGGCTCTCTAATTGAATAATTAAACTAGATATATTTGTGAGAACCACAACGCTACTGTTTTTTGATAAAGTTTTTGCAAGTTCAGAGATTATCACACTTTTTCCAGAACCAGTAGCAAGTTCTAAAATAATTTCTTTTTCATCATAAAGTCCTATCTGTGTTGCTTTTTTTTGATAATCTCTCAACTTCATTTTAAATCCTTGTTTTCTTAATATTTACATTCAATAATTTGCTTCTTTTCTAATCTAGCTATTTCTTTATAAAGTTTTATATTTTTAGGATTTGATTTCTTTTCTATTCTTGATAAAATTTTATCAAGAATAGGCTCTGCCTCACAATACAGCAAGTCATCTAATTCTTTTAAATTTTCTATATCCTTTTTATATCTAAGATTTTTATATGCTTGCATTAACAGATTATATTTTTTATCAATTTCTTTTGTTTTTTCTTTTATCTTTTTTTCTTCTTCCTTATTTCTTTTATCAACATAATCTTCATTTACATAAGATTCATATATTGAAAAAATATATTCTATAAGCCTGATATCTTCTTTCTTGTGTATTTTTATTTTTTCTTTATTGTTTAAAAATTCCTCAATTGTTTTAAATGTATTAACTCTAAAAGAATATAATCCAGGTGCATTCATTTCCGATAATATCAATTTTACAAAATCTTTAAAATTAACCACAAAGGTAAATCCTTTATTCGTTAATTCGATATCATGAAATTTTTTTATTTCAGAACCACCATAGGTTGAATAATCATTCGTTAAGTCAATATCTTTTTTTGTTAATTTTACAAATTCTTTATTTATCATTTTATCTCCTTTATTTTTGAACATGCTATTGCTATTCCGATAGCGTCACATCTTCCATCTTTTAAACCACCTCTCGTTCCATATATCTTTTCAGCAACATCATTTCTTAAAGATACTACTCTATTCTTTATTGCAGTTTTCCCAGAACCGACGACTCCTATTGCATGCATCCATTTGCGTGGTTCTATTAAAACATATCTTAATCCATAAGCATCAAGAACCCCTTGTATCCAACCAAACTTCTCACCAAATGTGAACATGCTTTTTACACCTTGTTTTGGCATTGAATGTACTTTCTCTATGGCTATTAGAGTATTTGATTTATCCAAAGAAGATAATATTTCTATATATCTTTTTTTGTTAAAATCTTCAACAAACAATTCATTTTTTTCAGAAATTATTGCCAATGCTCCTTTGGCTCCTACATCTACACCTATATATGTCATGCTTTGTTCCTTTATTTATTTGCTTCCCGTACTCCCAAATCCACCTTTTCTCTCCTCATCTGTATCAATACCAAAGAGATAACTTTTATGCTCTAACAATGTTATTTGAGCTATCTTATCGCCTTTTTTGATTTCAAAATCTGTATTTATTTGGCTTTCTTCATTCAAGTTTTGTGCTAATCTGATATAATTTAATATCTCACTTGATTTTATTGGATTGTGAATAATCATCTTAATCTCATCTTTATAATCTAAATCTATTATCCCGCTACCAACTATCAACCCTTTTGCTCTTAAACTACTTCGTGGTTCTAAAAGTAAATAGTGAGATTTTAGAAATTCTTCGTAATCTTGATAATCAAATATTTTTTCAGGAATATTGTCAAACAACTCGTCGTGTATAATTTCTTCTTCTATAACTAATTTATTCTCAATTTTACTTAAATCAATACAAACACCTAAGGGAATTTTAACTGTTTCTCCAGCCCCTATTGTTACATCTTTTTTTGAATATAAATCTACACAAGCACTATACTTACTCCCTCTTGTAGGGGTACATACTTCATCTAATATTTTAAACATTTTTAATATTCTCCTGTTATTTTATTTATTTTTCTTTTTAATTTTTCTATCTTTCTTGATAAACTGACTCTTTCATATCCTTTTGCTTTATTATATTTTGAAAATAAATTATCAAGTTTTCTTTTTATGTATAATTCTATTAAAAACAATTGTAATTTATCCTCTTCTCTCATTATTTACCTTTTTTATCAAATCATTATATGTTCCATTAAATGATTTGATATCTTGTATTTTTTGGAGCCACCCTCTATACTCCTCTTTTTTCTTTTCTTTTACTATTTTCATTTTTAATTTTTGATTTATAATATCAATAATATCATCAATTAAATAATATGCTACATCTTGCATATAAATTACATCAGTTTTTGATTTTCTATAAATTCTATTATATTTAGTTTTATGAACAAGATTTTGAAAAATATTTGCATATATTTTATTTCTAGTTGTATTTAGCAATATTGTTAAAGATTGTATATTTATCCTATTGTCAATAATGACCTTATCTTCACCTACTTTAGATTTAATTTTTTTTCTTACTTTTTGTACTCTTATGCTTGCTTTTTTTCTATTTTTTTCTTTTATTTCTTGAACCACAACTTGCTTGCACTCTTTGCAATACCATTTTTTGTTAAAAGGCTCTGCATTGAATTTGCATCCACATCTTTTGCATATATTCATTGTTTCTTTCCTTTATTCATAGGCGCGGTTCTAAGCTCTTCTAAAGCCTCTCTAAGCCCTTTTATTTCATCAGTTTTTATTTCCACCTCTATTTCATTGTCTGTTAAATGACACCAAAGATATGCTATAAATATATCAGGTATATCCTCTTCGATAATTTCTGGGGTATATTCTCGTACAAATTTCACAATATCCTCTATGTCTTCTTCTGTGGGCGTATAGGATAATATTTGCACTCCTCTATTTCTATCTAAGTCATCATATTCAAACTCATAAAAGCATAGCATTAAATCTCCTTAGTAATCATTTAAAAAATCCTCATACATATCATAGTGATACTCTAAGGGTAAGCTCAAAGTATAAGCGTCCGCATAAGATTGTTCCCATTGTTCATAAGTCATATTCTTACTCCCATACAATTTTTATATTATTTATCCGAGCTTCCTCGACTTTTTCTTTCCAGTCGGCAGAAAATGTTAAATAAAAATTATAATCTTTATGTAAAGCGTATAACCAATGAAAAGCATAATTAAACCAATTTTCTGGTTTTTCAGCTTTTAAGTCATCTATATGGTTATAATAAGCTGAAATATAATCCCATCTTTGATTTTCTGTTTTACAATTCTCGAGAAATGTTTTCCAACTCAAGTCATTTTCTTCCAAGAATGTTCTAAAACTTAATACCCCTTTATTTTCCCAAACAGTTTCTTCTATATGCTTTAAGAAATTTTTTGTTAACCAGAAATTTATACTCGCTTGATATGCTTGTTTTTTAAGTCTATACACCTTTATTAATTTTTTATAATTACAATTTCCAAACTCATTAAAACACTCCATAGGAAGGCCTTCTCGAGTAGTTATAAATGTGCCTTGTATATATATTCCAAGTGTTTCATCATCAAACTCACCTATCATACCATTTTCTATGATATTTTTTAATTCTTCCAATTTAGTCATTTTACTTTCCTTTTACAATTTTAATATCTTTACCTAACGCTTCACAAATTTCTTCTAAAGTCATCTTAACAATAATTGGAATATTTAGAATTTTTTTGGCTTTTTCTTTATCTTTGCTCCAAATTGCATAGTCTTTAAAAAGAAATCTATGATAGTAATAATCTTCATGATTATATGCAAAATGATTGTCACTATCAAACCATACAACCACAGGCAGGATATATATTCCATCATAATAGTATTTAAAATATTTCCCCTGTTCACACTTTAATGCTTCTTCTATTTCCATTAAATCTTTTTTTGTTTCAGCTACAACACAGCTTAAGTTTTTAACTTCTTCATTTTTAGGGATAAAATCACTTTCTACCCAAAGGTCAGAAAAATGTCCAATTTCCATTATTTCTCCTTTTCTTTATAAATAAAATCTTTAAACAAGAACTTATGGTCTTCAGGTATTTGCTCATAAATCTTATAAGCCAATTCTCTTATTTCCCGAAGTGCTGATTTAGAAGTTCTAAGAGCTAAGAAGTTTTGTAATGAGCGAGCATTTATGCTCCATACTAAACTCGTTTTATATGCTTCTGGAAGACAATATTTAGCTATATCATTTGACAAACCTAACTTTAATCTTTCTCTTAGCATACATAATTGATTAAAATTACTATTATCTATATCTCTATCTATCTGTTTTAAAAATTTCATAATACCCTCTGTTGTATAAGGAGCTTCTTTTAGCTCTTTTAGAGTATATCTTGTGGATTTAACACTTAAACTAGCTATCCTATGCCTTGCTAATTCTTGTAAACAAGCTCTTGATATTCCATCTATATCAAAGTTATAGTATAAATGTTCAGTGTATTCGCTTGGTTCAAGATTTGTGTAGTGCAATAAATTAACTTGCATACAATGTCCCTTTTACATATTTAGCTAAGTAAATCTTAGCTGTGTTTTTTGTTATACCTAATGTTTTAACTACTTCTAGCATTATTTTTCCTTTTTCAAATTTTTTAGCTGTCTTATATTTTTCTCCAAAAGGTCTTATATCTTCTAATGTAATTTTTCTAGCATAACTAGAAGGTTTTCTTTTTTTAAAAGTATTGATAGCATGTCTATTCTTAGCTTGTTCTTGTATTGGTATCCATATACAATTCTCTTTTGTATATCCTTTGTTGTTATCTAATCTTTCTATGGTCATTTCATCTGTGTATCCATTAGCCATATCTTCCCAAAAACCTTCAAAAATTTCCCACTTCTTGTCATAGGTAATTCCTCTTCCGCCATATCTAACATATGATTTGTTGTTAGGGTTAGAGCATCTATCTTTCATATCAGACCATATTTGATATTGTCTAGTTCCTGCCATACCATGTTTTACTTTTGCTTTTAAAAAAGTAGCACAACCACAACTCTTTTTTGTTTTTAATGATTGTGTTCTGTGTTCACTTTCTTTACCACAATATGAACACTTTGCTATACACCACCTTCTTGTGCATCCTTTTTCTCTTCTCATTCCTAAATCTTTTACTATCGTTAAAGACATATATAACTCCTGATTGTTTAATTATTTTATAAATATATTATATCATAATAAACATCAATGTTCAATCAGACCAAACAAAAACCTATATTCTTTTGGACTTAATAACTTCAAAATATCTTTGCTTAAATCTAAATTTTGTAACGCTCTAGCATTTGATGATACTATAATTTTACTATTAACATTGCTTACTTGAGAAAACGGGTTTTCTTTGAATATTTGTATTAGGTCGTTATCTTCTATAATCCATACCATAACTAAATGCTCAATAGTTGAAGAGTGTTTATTTTTGTTAGCTACTCGCTCTATCCTCTCTACATTTACAGTAGTATCTATACTTGGCTTATCCCAGCACTTGCCTATTGCTTTATCAGCTACCCATAAAGGGGTATGATGTAATAATTTAACTTGCATTTAATCCTCCTCAAATAACAATTTTGCTATTTGTTCTATATTTTTATAGTGTTTATTATCTTCTTTTTTAGCTTTTTCAATTAACTCTTCCAGAGTGCCATAAAAACATCCTCTGTTAGCATAAATAACATTATTAAACCTAACTAGAGTTAATACGCCATCCTCTGAACCTATGTGAGAGATTACTTTAATGTCTTTTTGATATTTTAAAACTATAGATGAGAATAGTGTACCATATAACATAGTATATAATTTTGCATTATCATACATTTTTGCATCGTTGTACATCGCTGCATAATTGTACATTCTTGCATTATCATACATTTTTGTATAATTGTACATTCTTGCATAATTGTACATTCTTGCATTATCATACATTCTTGTATTATTATACATTCTTGCATTATCATATAACCAACAATTTCCTTCTTGACTTAGATTGTACTCATTATTTACATACCCTCCTAAATCTCCCTTGTTTACATTAGCAAAATCCTTTAACGCTCTAATTTGATAGTTAACACCTGTACCATAGAATTTGTGTCCTTTTTCTAATGGTATTAGTTCATATTTCTTATCTTTTTTCATGTTTTACTCCCACACAATCTTTATACTATTTATCTTAGTTTCCTCAATCCTTATTTTAATATTTTATATAGAACCATCTCTGCTATTCTGTTTTTTATTTTTTGGCTATATGTTTTATAATTCTTTCCGAAGTAATATCTTAAAGCACTAGTGGTTCTATCTGTGGTGCCTTTCTTCAATTTCTTTTTCTTGTTTTCATTTAATATATAACCTATCGCCATTATGTTTTTATCTATATCATATAAATCTGCTTTTGTTTGAATAATTTTTGCTTTCTTTAGTGCTTCTCCCCACCATAGATAAACTATGCCTCCTAAGCCTATACCGTTATCTCTCTTGCCATTTATTACGACCGTACTGTGAGTCTTCCACCATCGAAAAGAGGACTCTGTGGCTATCAGACCTGCAAGAACCAAGGGGTTTATATTATATCTTTCACTAGCCTTTTCTAGGGATTTTAAAATTAGTTCTCTTTTGTCATTAGATATGAAATTATATTTATATTTTAAAAACTCCTCTAAATCTTTTTTTGTTATCGAAATAATAACATTTGTAGGTTTTTTATAAACTATTTTTTCTTTATATTTTACGACCTCAACTGTTTTAACCTTGTTATTTGATATACTGTTTACAGTTTGAACCACGAGGTATATCATTATTGAAATAAAAAACAAATAAAGTCCAATTTCAATTTTGGTTCTACTTATGTATTTCATTATGCTCTCCTGTCTATTTTGCAATATTTGGATAGTTTATCATAGGTTGTTTTTTCTGTCTCCAATAATGCTATTTTTGTTTCTAATACTTTTATTGTATTCAGTCGTTTCATATTTTCATACGTAAGCCTGCTTATTTCTTTCCCTAAAATCAATAAATCAGATTTATTAACAACAAGTTCATTGTCAATACAATCAACATTCATATTGCCTATTGCATCAAGTATTTGTTCTAGTGTCATTTGTGGCTCTCCTTATGGTTTATATACTTTGCTCATATAAAAATTTATATGTCTCAATAACAATAAATGTATTTTTAAATATTCTTTTATATATTTTTTTGGATATTGTAAAATTATCTTTTCCATTCTTATAAATTTATTTAATTTATAGATATTTAGTATATTGCTATTATCTATTTGTAATATATACTCTTTACATTTATTGGGTTCAATTCTTAAAACAGGTTTCATTTGGTTCTCCTAAAAATGATCTGATGATGTTATATCTTTAATTCCTCCATCAGCAATATATCTCTTTAATTTAATTGCCATTTTTGGATGTTTTAATTTCTTAATGGCACCACTTTCTATTTGCCTCACTCTCTCTCTTGTAACGCCAATAATTTGTCCTATCTCTTCAAGGCTAAATGAACCATAATTATTTCTATTTAACTCTTTTAGTAATTCTTTCGTACCGTTATTTTTATAAATTTCATGTAAATATTCAACAGCATTTTTTTTCAAATTCACTCCTTTTGGACTTTGCATCAATGTCAGATTTTCTTACCAATTACAGTGGTTCTGACAAGGACTAGCATTGCCCCGTTTTGATGCAAAGATTTTTAAAAATATTATAACATAATTCGTAATTCAATTCTCCTAATTTATTGTAGCTAAAAACGATTTTTAAAAATTTCATTTATTGTTTACTTCCTTTTTAATATATCTTTTATACTTGGTATTTTTGGTGGATAATACCAAAGATAAATAGACATTAATGCACTGCTCATCATTGCTATACTCATACCAATCATGGTACCCATAAACATAGAACCAAGAACCAGAGCCACCGATATATCTACTATTGCATCAGCCCATCTGTGGTTCTCTAATTTTATTTTTACAATTATGAAATTAAATACTGTTGCTAAACTTGCTATTATAATAAATCCCATATCACACCTCTTTTTTTATATTATATAATATACAATATATATAACTATATATTATATATTATTATTTACTAAAACTACCATATACACTGACTCAAAAGAGAGCCAGCATATATGTGGTTCACTAATCAATACTTAATCCAAAGTGCGTTAAATACGCACTCTGGTTCAACTACTATATTATATTAAATATAGTCTTTGATTGTTTCTTAAACACTGGAACATCTTTGGTTTTTTTGGTTATTTTCTTTAATAACCACATACTTTCAAAGCTTTCAAATGTTAACCAATATTTGTGAGTTTCGATTTCAAAGTTCAATATATAGCTTCTGTTCAAGTGTGGTTGATATACTGCTAAATCACCAAGTTCTTGACAATCAGCTTCAATGCCACTCTCTTTTAAAAAGGTATTATATACACTGTTTATTACCTCTTTTCTCTCTTGACTTAGTTCTCCTATTATGTCTTTAATCATTAGTGTGAAGCCACTTAGTGTTAGTGGTGCTAACATGTAGGAGATTTGTTCTTGACCCATATAGGTAGATTTATTGATAGTTATTTGAACTGGGTTGTTTTCTTTGTCTATTGAAATGAAATATTCTCCGAAATTGTTTGAACAAGGAAGTGAAGTAAAGTCCGATAATTCGGACATTTCAACAGGTACTCTATCTCCAGCAAAGATAGTATTTTCTTTTCTTTTACTCTCTACTACTTTAAGTCCATTGACTACATCTTTTAACTTTAACATGATTTACTCCTTATATCTAAATCTACGATTTGAGCTATATCGAGAACTTGTTAACCAATTAAACTAACTGACTGACTTCATAGAAGTCCAGTCAGGCAGTTAGTTAATCACAAAAAGAATTCTTTTTCTCATGTATAGGGGGGGTATTCGATGAAAGAATTACTAAAAGGGTATTGTATTACAACCACATATAATTTTTATAAATTTCACATGAAAAAAAGATACGCAAAATGTTTCACATGAAACATTAGTATGCTATAATTTCAATAAATAACAATATATAGGAGTGTAGATATGAAAAACATGCTTGATAGGTTTAGGATTAAGGTAGAGGAGAATGATAAGCAAATAGAGATGACTATTAAAGAGGTTATTGAAAAGGGAGTTGATGCTGATAGCTTCTATGATAGTTTAGTGAAGTTTGAAGATTTGCGTGGTTCTGGAAAGAGAAAGGCAAATATGATTGATTATATTAAAGCAGTAGAGTTTTGCACTTATGTTGTAAGTGGGCTTGATTATACTACTGCGTATAGAAAAACATTTCCAGATAGAGTCAAGAAGCATATTGACAATGGTTCACCAGATGAATGGATAAGCAGATATGCAAATGTTTATGCGAATGGGGAATTGGTTGGGAATATAATGGCAAGAGTGTATATATCACAGTATATAATGTTTATAGATAAAAGCATAAAAGCAAAAATGGAATTATACGATATTGGGATGACAGCAAAGCTTGACAGGGATAGAATAAATGCCCTTGATAAGTTTCTTATACATATTGAAAAAGACGAGGAACAAGCAGGAGTTGTGAATAATATAACAATGGTTAATGGTAAAAATATAGTTGATGCCGTAGAGGAGAGACTAAATACACTTGCAAGTAATTCAAAGGACGCCATAGAAAAAGGCATCATTGATGCAAAAGTGGTAGCAGAGGGAGGACTGACAATAAAGTCTGAACCACAGGGGGGGAGGAGATGAATGAGTTTGATGAATTAAAAGTATATCGTGATAACAAAATAGACCTTGACAAGATACTTGATAATATCAAATATGAGTTCGAGGGATATGTGCCAAAAAAAGAAAGTATTAAATTTGTTGAATTCAGAAAATTGATAAGAGGAGAAACAGAAAACAAAACCCCCGTGGTTCACTATAAGGTGCTAGATAATATCTTCACTCCATCAACATCGCTTGACGATATAGTTATGTGCCATAGAGGTTTTGCAAAAACAACAATAATAGAGGAACTTTATTGGCACATAGCTTGTTTTAATAAAATACCAAATTTCGGAAAAACAAAATTATCATTATATGTAAGTGATTCAATAGACAATGGTGTAAAAACAATGAGAACCAGCATGGACTTAACATACGAGAATAGTGACTTTCTGCAAAGCATGTTGCCAAAAATAATAACAACAGACATAGAGGAGAAAAAGGGATACTATTCAACTCAAAAAGAAATCTCCTTTATAAATGCAAAGAAAGAAAAAAGTTGGCTTAAAATGTTTGGGGCTCAAACAGGAGTAAGGGGAACAAAGATAGGAGATTTAAGACCAGAGTTTGGTGGACTCGATGACCTTATCCAAAAAGAAGAGGACGCCCTTAGTGAGCCAACTATGAGAAAGATAGAGAGTACGGTGTATTCAGATATAGAAGATGCAATGCACCCAACAAGAAGAAAAATAATATGGTTCGGAACACCATTTAATGAGAACGACCCGCTCTATAAAGCAACAGAAAGTGGAGCATGGAGAATAAGTGTATATCCAGTTTGTGAGAAGTTTCCGTGCAAGAGAGAAGAGTTTCGTGGTTCATGGGAGGACAGATTTACATATGATGCTACGGTGAAAACATATCTAAAAAGAAAAAAAGTCGGAGCCGAAGATATGTTTTATAGAGAAATGATGTTAAGGGTGGCAAGTATGGAAGAAAGATTAATTAAGGATAGTGACCTTGTGTGGTTCAAGAGAGATGATGTGCTAAAGAAAAGAAGTGCATATAATTTTTACATAACGACAGACTTTGCAACAAGTGAAAGGAAAAAAGCTGATAATAGTGTAATTTTGGTATGGGCAATAACAAGCAATATAGATATGCTACTTGTTGACGGCACAATAGGAAGAAGATTGATGGATAGAAATATTGACGACCTATTTAGATTTGCTCAAATGTACAAACCAATAAGCGTAGGGATAGAGGTTACAGGACAACAAGGTGGGTTCACATCTTGGATAAGAAGAGAGATGTTGTTAAGAAATATTGTTTTCAATTTAGCTTCAAGTAAAAACAATGATGGAGATGGAATTAGACCCGTAAAGAACAAGTTTCAAAGGCTGTTAACAATGCAACCAAAGTTTGCTCAAAAGAAAATATGGTTGCCAGAAGAATTAAGAAATGAAGAGCTGGTTGTTGAATTATTGAATGAACTAAAGAGAGCCACAAGGAAAGGGCTAAAGGGCAAGGATGATGTAATTGACGCTGTTACAATGCTCGAGGAGATGGATGTAATAGCACCAATGTATTCACCAAAAACATCAGATGGAAGTGGCAAAATTCTTGATTTGTATGGAGAAGAGATAGACACAAACAATCCTTTGATTTTGTAAAATAAAGTTTTTTGTGATATAATTTTGCCAAATGCACAATGCTTGACATCAAGTGCTAATTGCAATTGGAGAAATATATGACACTTGGAACTGCAATTTCAGATGTTAAAGCAAGTGAAGCCTCTCTTGTTTCTGCATCAGATGATAAAATCAAAACACTTATCAAGCTTGGGGTAATAGACCTGTATAAAAGATTTGATATACTAACAAAAGAATACATAGTTGAAATGAGTGAAAGCAAAACTGAATATGAGATGCCAAATGGATATATTCAGCCATTGGAGGCTTTCGGAGAAACGCTTGAGCAAGAAATAAGACCACTTGCAATAAATGATGAGTTTAATGCATTGTCGATAATGACTGTATCATATAATAAAATACAAGTGCCGAACCCCGCAGATTATTCTGCAATATCTGTAATTTACAGAGCAATGCCAGACAGCTTTCCACAAAACAATGATGATATATTGCCAATACCAGACTATATGCTTGACTTGCTATATACATATATAGGATATAAAGTTTCAATCTCAAAAGAAGAAACAGATAAGTACTATTGGAGATATATAAGAGAGTGTGAGAACATGGGTAGATTTGGCGTTTTGCAACCAAAAAACTTGGCAATGCCCGGTGTTGAAGAGAAAGGATTTATATAATGGCAAGAGTTAGTAGTTTTGTAAGTCCGACAGTGTTGGTGGATAGAAATATAGACAAGAGTACATATGATAATGTCAAGAAGCTTGTTGAAATAAAAAGCAGTATTGTAACAAATGCTGAAAATATACAAAGCATCATAGATGCAAGGCAATATGCCGATAACGCTAGTGCGTCAGCAGATAGTGCTTCAACATCTGAAGCAAATGCTTCAACATCAGAGGACAATGCTAAGACGTCTGAAGATAATGCTAGTGCATTAGCTACGATAGCTACGAACAAAGCTGATGAAGCCTCTACAAGTGCTTCTAATGCACAACTTAGAGCATGGGAAGCAGAAGCAGAAAAACTTACTGCAACATCTTATGCTGAACAGCCTCACGGAGAATATGTTAAGAAATATACAAGCAACAATGATGGTACTTTTACAGCAACAGAAACAAGCGAGTATAGTGCTTTGCATTATGCGACAGAAACTGATGCAACAACGAAAGCAGATAAGCTTCAAACAATAAATACAGACACCGTGTATGATGATGCAACTACTGATATAAACTATAAATTGTATGTAGATAACGGTGATATAGTATTGGAGGAATTATAATGGCAACAGGCGATAGAACAATAATAGCGAAGAAGAGCCAAGTAGATGCCCTTGATTTAAGAGTAGGGACAAACGAGGATAATATAAGTGTGTTAAACTCTAGGACAATATCCATGGTTGCTTCAAATAGCTTTTTAGGCAACGCTTCCTTAACATATACAGTAGATTATGGAGAAGCTACTGATACAACAACTAGAGATTATGTAGTAGGCGACTTGATTTCCGATGGAACAAACAAAGTAGTAGTAAAGTGTATTGCAAACAGTACAGCTGGGGAGCTTTTAACAAATACAGATTATTTTACCGTAAAAGGAACAAATTTCCTAAATCTATCAAATGCTGTTTTTACATACACAAATGGGAAAGACAATAATGGCTATATAGTAACAACAAGAACAATAGGCGACGCCAATTATTCTCCCTCTAGTACAGCCGAGGGATTACAATGGGTATATAAAGCTGATGATGGTAGCCTTCCCGCACTCACACCATTTCAGCCTATGAATGGCTTATACGACAAAGAGTTTGCAGATGACAACAGATTAGTATTTAATACTTCTAATGGAAAGCTTTGGGCTACTAAAGGCGGAGAACTGCTTACATCAAGCACAGATACAAGTAGCTCAAGTAATTGGGTAGCAGAAAATGATGCATCAGTAGATGTTACAAATGGAGTTTTGAGTGTAAACGCCAATACAACAGATTATCCTATAGCAAAAAGTAAAAATCTGATAGATTTACCTAGTGGGGATATTGTTATAGAAGTTGAATTGGGCGGGAGAAATCCAAGACTAGTTATAGAAACAGGTGATGGCAAAACGATAACAAACCTATATTCATCAGGTAAAGTTACTATAAGCGGAGGCAGGTCTATTAAATTTCAATGCTGGATGAACGGCACAGAAGATGATGAGACAGCGACATTTAAGCTAGTATCTATATATAAGAAACAAGCAACTCTAGATACTCCCGTAGCAACACCTTTAAGTTTCTTGCCTAACCCTATAATGTATGTAGGTGGAGTACCGCAGTATATAGATAAAAGCAAAACACTTCCTAGCGTAGTTGTTGATAATATGGGAGTTGAAAATATAGCTTTAAAAACAGCCAATGGACAACTTCCTGCTATGTTGGGCATAGGCGGAGAGGGTTATACTTGGGTTGATGAACATACTAATAGGGCTTTTGGAGTTACTTACACCAATAACACCGGAAAGCCTATCACGATAGCCGTGAATGGCATAGGAGGAAATACAAGTTCTATAACAGATATTCTTATTGACGGTAAACGTGTCAGTCGGGGTGTTTCCCGTCCAGCAAGCACATATGTTACAAATACTGCAACAGCAATCGTTCCAAACAGTTCAACATACCAAGTCATCGACATATATAACGACCAGTCAGTTCAATATTGGTTCGAACTAAAATAAAAGGATAACAAATGAAATATTACAAAGATATAAACGGAGATTTATATGCAGACCCTAGTGACAATCTTATACAGTCACTAGGTTTAGTAGAGGAGCTATCCCCTATAAAAAACGATGGTATGGTTTTGCCTAATCATAAAAACATAGGGTTACTCCCCACAGACGACTTGGGTAATCTCTATAAATATTACATCAAAGACTCTGACGGAAACTACATTCCTGACTTCGATAGGATTATGCAGGAAGATAAAGAAAATCTTATAAATGCAACAGAGGGTGCCATACAGAAACTCTTAGATGATACAGCTAGAGAGAACGGAGGTTGGGACAGTATGCTCTCTGCTAGAGGTGCCAATGTGCCTATCTTAGACACAGATAGTGATGCAGTAAAAGCTATGAAAACTAATGCTAAAGAACTTAGCGACTATTACTTCGCAGTATGGGAAAAAGCTTATGAGATACAAGCTGACGCAGAAGCAAACGGAACCATACCTACTACTGAAGAAGTGTTAGAGCAACTTCCTACATTCGGGGCTTAGTGTGGCTCAAGTAGCTTTTTATGTAGCAGAAAGCGGAGACTGGCAAGATAAGCTAATAGCATGGTGGACTAAAAGTAGGTTTAGCCATGTTGAGTTGGTGCATAAGGGTTGGTGGTATTCCACTAGCCCCCGTGACGGTAAAGTAAGAAGAAAGAGAATAAATCCTAAAGAGAACCACTGGGTGTTTATGGATGTAGATATAGATGAAGAGTGGCTAGATAAAGTCTTTAGGGAAACAGAAGGGCAAGGATACGACTGGCTAAATATAGCCTTAACACAGGTTATTCCGCTAGGTGTTCAAAGGGATAATAAATGGATATGTAGCGAATGGGTTGCTTATGTGCTGTATAAGCAAAGACAAAAGGTTAATCCTGGAACACTATGGAGAGAATTATGTTTACAATATTAAACAGATTGAGAGGCACTTGGGCAATTATGGCTAAGGTAACAGCTGTTGCATTTGGTTTGCTCGTGTGGTTCTTATTTGGAGATTGGCAAGTAGCTCTAATGGTAGCTATTGGCTATTTGATAGGAGAAAGCTTTGGTTGGGGTGATTGGGTAGGCTCATTAGCTCACAATAAAACAAAGGCTATCCTAGGCACAGATGAGGGAGCCAATAACGGAATTAGGTGGTTAGCACAGAAGCTAATGCCTAGCTGGAAAGAAGAGTGGCTAGAGTATTGTGAAGTAGCCTTATTTATTAGAGGTATTTATTGGTGGCTCCCTACATTAGCCCCACTATACTTTGTAGGTGCCAATCCTTATATTTTAATTTTTACTATCGTGGCTCTATCGATAGCCTTTAGTTTATCTATCGAGCTAGGAAAGATATTTCCTTTGAACTTCGAGATAGGTTTTTATAAAGTAAGAGGCAAGTGGGAAACAGATGAGTTCTATTATGGGATTATGCAGGACATTATAATAGGCTTGGTACTCCTAAGCATCCTAAAGGGTATATAAATGAGCTGGTTTAAAGATATTATAACAGGTGGTGTTGACAAGGTGGTAGATAGCGTAGCAAGTGGATTAGATAATTTATTTACTAGTGATGATGAAAGATTAAAAGCTAGAAACATGCTCGAGCAAATAAGAAATCAAATGAAAACTGCTTTAGTGGCTTCATTTACACAGGTTATTAGCGACAAGAAAGAGGTCATAATAGCAGAGATGGGTGGGAATTGGCTTCAAAGAAGTTGGCGACCACTGCTGATGTTATTGTTTGGATTTATAGTTGCAAATGAATATATTATTTCTCCGTATGTAAGAGCTATTTTTAGCACAGAGTTGCCTGTAAAACCAATATCTGCGGACATGTGGGCTTTATTAAAGCTAGGAGTTGGTGGGTATATAAGTGGTAGAAGTATTGAGAAAGCTGTTGCAATATGGTCACAAGGAAAGAAAGCATGAAATATAGCATTAAAACAGTTGTTCTAATAGCTGTTGTTGTTCTCTCAAGCGTAATAATAGATGCAACATGGAAAGTTAATTTAGAAAACAGTGCAAGAACACAAGCTAAGTTTAATTTAAATCAGGTAAAACTTTGTGTAAACACCTTATTGCTGTCTGACGACAAAGGGCTTTTAACGAGATACAGATATATACCTGAAAAAGAAATCACGAAAGCTTTATTCACATGCTCACAAGAAATGAAAGTAACACAAAATGGCGATATATGGGCATACAGCCTAAGAACAAAAGAATATGTGTTTGACAGCTCATTGAGATATATCAAAAAGAACGGCGGAAGACGATATTGGGATGTAGAGCATATATGTAGAACCAACAAACCTTGGTGCTTAAAATTGGTTAGAGAAATGAATAGCGGATACGACAGCAAAGCACTAAAAGAATCTTGGCTATTTAAACACTCAAAAGAATATTTAGAGTGGATAATATTGCCCGATGAAAACAGAGGCTACGATGGGTTAGGAAGAACAGGAACTATCATACCTCAACAATATGTAGTAATACAGGGCGCCAGAGAGAACGAACTCATGGAAAGATATAAGTGGTTCAGAGTCGCAATATATCTAACAGGCTTATTTATGATACTGATAATTTTAATAATAAACAACCATGAAAGAAAGTAATATGCAGAATCAAGACATAATAACATATATCATTGCAATAATTGATGCCTTAAAGGATGTAATAATAGGAAGTTTTGGTGGAATAGTCGCCTACATGTATGATTATTCAAAGCAAAAAAAAGATGGAAGAGAACCATCATGGAGTACAGCTACTATGTTAATAAATATGTTTATAGGTGGTTTTACAGCAAATACTTTTGGCGAGTTTATACCAATAGACATGACAGGGAGAGATGGCATAGTTGGGTTGATAGGCGTATCGAGCTATGCTATTATAGGAATAGTTGAAAGTAAGTTTGGGCAATTAATGGTTAATAGGTTTTTAAAATGATAAATTTTATCATTGTTTTTATATCATGCATTATACTTGCAGTGATATTTATACTTTTATTATTAGAGGAAAAAGAATGAATTACTTTAAGCATGAAGAATTTGAATGCAAATGTGGTTGTGGAACAAACATAATAAGCCAAAAACTAGTTGACAGATTAAACTTAGCAAGGCATATAGCAGGGGTTCCATTTGTTATAAACAGTGGTTGCAGATGTGAGAACCACAATGCCGAGATTGGCGGTTCTAAAACATCGAGTCATCTATTAGGCTTAGCAGTGGATATTAAAGTAAACAATGATGCAGATAGGTTTTTGATTTTAAATGGTTTGATAAAAGCAGGTTTTGCAAGAATAGGTGTTGCAAAAACATTTATTCATGCAGACATAGACAGAGCTAAAAATCAAAATAGATTGTGGATATACTAAAAGGGAAAAAACATGGCAATAAATACAACTGGAATAGAGGGATTATATGACACCTTGATGGCAAAAGCAAAAGTGACTCTAGATGAACAATATAGTCTTCAAAGAATGGAGTCACCAGACTATGCAATGGTTGTTAGCAATACGATTTCAACTGTATTGCAATTAAGCGTATCTGCAATACAAAAGCAAGAAATGAATGAGTCACAAATAAGTAGAAACAATGTAATGCTAGATATTGAAACAAGAAGTGCAGATAGCAAAGTTGCTTTAGCCCAAGCACAAGCGGATAAAATGGTTGCAGATAAAGATTATGTTTTAGAAAAAAAGACACAGTTAATAAATAGCGTAGTTTTTAACAACAAAATAAAAAGTGCAGATAGTCTGGCGGATGTCTATGGAACAGTAGGAGCAAGTGGCTCAACAGTAAGTTCTGATATGTGGATGGTTCTATTTAATATAATAGCTGATTTAGCTGGAGTTGAAGCACCAACATCAACAACAGTAACAAAGGTGACATAGTGGCAAAATTTGACTTTAGAAATTCAAAAGCAAGAAGTGCATTAGCAAAATCAAGTGTAACACAAATTGTATTGTCTGGTGATTATGCTGATGAATTATCTAAATTTAGTGCAATGTGCCAAGATTTAGGAATAACATTTGATGAAAACAATAATGTTTATGAAAACTGGGCAAAGGCAAAAATAAACGATTTGCTAAGTAGATTAAGTGCTTTAGAAGAAAGACTTTCTAATTACGAGAACCACACGCATTCATATATAGATGATACAATAGAAGATACAGAAGACGGCTCTGGAGCAAAAGTAAGCACGACCAAAAGCACAGGAGTAGTAGAGTAATGGCAACCGAAATGTTGAATAGAACATATATCCAACATACGGAAATTCCTATGTTTTCAGATTTGAATAACTGGAGAGCAGGAGGAATCTTTAAAAATGAAACATTTGCAGGTGGAGCATTGTTTAGTGTAGAGGCTGAACCGTCACTTGAAAATAATCCTATACGGCAAACAATGTCATCATCAATAACAACAGGAGCGTTACTTAGCTTTTTAAATTCAGGATTTTACGAAATGGTTGCAGAAGCAGGAGAAGATATTGTCAATGTTTTTGCAAAAGAAAAAGAAAAAGAAACAGTGGTTCTTTATTATGAGATGTCGATAATTGATGCGATAACAGGGGCAGTAATCCGAACCACGAGCGGGGAGAGTTTTCTTGACGATAGTCAAGTGAGTAGCATGGGAACAAGCTCTTTGTTGGATATTCAAAAAGCGTGGGCAACAAGATTTGATATGTTAAATATAAAAAATCCGATAATAATAACAGGGTTGATAAAAAATATTTTTACAGGAAAAGTAACTTCTTTTTCACAGTTTGTTTCGGCAGGAACACTAGGGGCAGTATCAAGTTCTTTTGGTACAGTGGCTTCAAAAGCTGTCATATCAGCACTAGGGGTATCCTCTTTTGCTGCTATTGCAATAGTGGCAACAGTTGTTGGGAAATTTGTTGATGAATTATTTGAAATGGCTATTGGGCTAGATAATCACTTTGGTTTTGGAGGAGAGATTGTAGGCTTTGGAGATAATGGGGAAGCACAATATGGTTCCCTAAAATCAAGCAGAGGTGTAACTCAAAATTTTAAAGACATTATAGCTACTGCTTTGGGTATAGAAAGCCTAGGCGACACATTCAGGGATTACGATTATTCTGATGATGCAATGGCGTCAGCTTTAGATGATAGTGCGAATACAAAAGACGCAGATAATCCTAATTGGGAACCAACCGAAACAGACACAGGCTGGGATGATGGTTTGCCAACAACAGGAGAAGTGAGCGACCATTACAGTTCTCACGACGGAGGTAACGATGATGGTGGTTATGAACATGATGACTTCGGCGGAATGGATTTTGGCGGAGAAGATAATGAATAAGCCATATTCAATCTTGGCTTTTTGCAAAAATATGATATTATTTCATTATTGCATCTTACATGGAGAAAACAAATGATAGACAAAAAAAAGTTACTGCAAGAATTAAAAGAAGACTATTCAAGTGCAAAGGAAGCAAAAGCAAGTCCAGAAAGCAAAATAGCAAAATGGAGAAAATACTATAAAGCAAAACCACTTGGAAATGAAAAAAAAGGTAAAAGCAAATATGTATCAAAGGATATAAAAAAGCTTTTAAAGTGGCAATTACCTATATTGCTAGAACCATTTGTAAATACTCCAGAAATAGTAAGATGTCAAGGCTTAACTCCAGAGGATGTAGAGAAAGCAAAAAGCAGAGAAGCTTTGTTAAACTATTGGTTTTGTAGAGTTTTCAATAGATATAATTTTTTAAAAAAAGCAATTAAATTAGCACAAGTAGAGTCCATCGTTGTGGTTCAAACAAGTTGGAAATATCGCACAAAAAAAGAAACAATAATTGAAACAATAGAAAACGAAGCTGGGTTTCAGGAAGAGAGAGAAGTTGAGATAACAAAAGTTGTAGAAAATAATCCAGATGCAAAAATAATTAAATTTGAAAATGTATTTATAGACCCTACGGCAGAAGACGGTGAGCCGGAGTTTGTGATAATAAGATATGAAACAACTTTTTCAAATCTAAGAGAGAACACATCTTGGCTAAACCAAGATGCAGTTGAGCGACTTGCAAAAAAGAAATTGTCGGATACGGAAGACGAACAATCAAACAGCGAATTATATCAAGATAGAATGATAGACGAAGAAGAGAATGGAGCTGATAGAGATTTTGAAACATCAGATGTTTCAAGAAAAAAAATAATGGTATATGAATATTGGGGAAAATATGACATAAACGAAGATGGGATTGCTGAAAACATAGTATGTGTTTGGGCAGAAGATGAAATTCTAAAATTAGAAGATAACCCATATCCAGATGATGAAATACCGTTTGTTATTTTCAACTTTGATGAAGAGCCATTTAGCATCGTAGGGGAAAGCCAAGTTGAAGATTTATATGACAAGAGTCACCTCATAACATTGATAACGAGAGGACTAATAGAAAACATAGCTAGTGCAAACATTGGACAAATAGGAATACCAGATGGAGCATTAAATCCAATAGAGGAAGCTAAATTTTTAAATGGTCAAAACTTTAAATTTAATAAACAGTTTGGCGATATTTGGCAATCAAATTACAATAGTCTTGGAACCACGCCATTGCAGGCATTGGATATGTTTAAGAGGGAAAATGAAAGCTTGAGTGGAATAACAGAGATTGCCTTGGGGCAACAAACTAAAGTTTTATCTGCAACACAAGCACAAGGGCTAGATACTGCAACAAATAGAAGATTAAACGACATTGTCGTAAATATATCTGAAAACCTTATAAAGCCAATATTGAAAAAATGGCTTTCTTATGCTTCTGAATTTATGAGCGAAACAGAAATGGTTACACTTCTTGGGAATAAGCATGTTCCTATACAAAGAGAAGATATATCAGATAGAGTGCATATGGAGATGATTGTCACTACTCTTAATGCCGATGACCAGAAATCAAGAAAATTATCATTTCTGCTTCAAACAGCACAGCAAGGACAAGACCCAAATATTGTTAAAATGCTATATACTAAAATGCTTAAACTAGACAAAATGTATGAAGAGGCAGAAGAATTGAAAAATTATTCTCCTGAACCTGATGAATATACAATACAAATTAAAAATCTTGAGATAGCAAAACTAGAAGCAGAAATAGAGCAGATAAGAACTAAAACATTACAGATTTCAAAAGACGCAGAATTGAAGCACTATAAGAGTATTGATACTAAGAATAATGCTGACATTAAAGACCTTGAATTTGCAGAAAGAATAAACGGCGAAAACCATAAAAGAGATTTAGATAAAATAGCCTTACAAAAAATGTAATAATAGAATGACCTAAATCATGTCATTAAACTGATAAATAAAAAACAAAAGGACTCAAGAATGAGTAACCAAACAGACATAGAGAATGAAGTGTACGGGCAAGAGGATGATGCTTCTGTGGTTCAAGTAACGGAAGCACAAATGGCAGATATGAAAAGTGCAGTAAAACTGAAAGATGCCGTTATAAAGCTTTCAGCAAATGGTAACTTTAAGCTGTTTAAAAAGAAATTTATAGATGAGGGGCTTGTAAACCTTGGATTAAACCTCGGGGTTCAGCCACAGATGAGGCAAGAAATACTTATGCAAATAGAAGCAAGAAGAATATTCAACGAGTTTTTGTCACAAGCAATTGAGCAAGGAAATGTTGCAGAAGAAGTTCTAGGAGGATTAGATGACTGAACAAGAACTTGAAGAAGCAAAAAGATACGAAGAAGAATACGACAAACTATGGGAAGAAGCAAACAAAACAGAAGAAGGTAAAGAACCGCCAGAGGAAGAGGAGGAAGCCGAAGAGGCAGAACCTCAAAAAGATGATAACGATAACGATGAAGAGGAAGAGCAGGCAGAAGAAGAGGAGCCTCAAAAGGAGAATAAAGAAGAAGAGGAAGAAAAAGAAGAGCCGGACGACAACAGCACTAAACAAGAAGGAACAAAAGAGGAAGTGTTTAAATTAAAAGCTGTTGGAACCGAACTTGAACTTACAAAAGATGAGGTTGTAGAATTAGCTAAAAAGGGGATAGACTATACAAAAAAAACACAATGGATAGCAGAAAATAAAAAAAGAATAGAGCTAGTAGAGGGAGTTCCTGATGAGCATTTGAATGCACTAAAGGCACTAAAAGAGGGAAACAAAGAGGCGTTGGTTCTATTGGCTAAAGAGTACAATATTGACTTGTATGACCTTGACACCGATAAAGAACCAGAGGTTGAAGATTACTTGACCACCGTTGAAGCAAACGAGTCAAGTAGAAAATTAAAAGAAATAGAAAGTAGGATACTTGCAGACGAGGGAACTTTACCAAAAGTAAAGCACATCCTAAATGTAATTCCTGACGACTTCAAAAAAAACATGGCGGAGAAACCAGAGCTTCTTGAGGCTTTATATGTAGATATAAAAGCAGGAAAGGCTGAACCAACCATAAGTGAAGCACTAAAGCAATATTATATAAATGGAGGTGATTTTCTCCAGCATTATGCTAGTGCTTACAATAAACTATTTAACAAAGAAGTTGAGCCGCCAAGCGAAGAAGCTTCAAGGGCCAGAGAAAAGGCTACAATGCCTAAAAGAAAAGAGGTGCGTAGAGAGAAAAAAGATTATCTCAAGGACGCAGAAGAAATATGGAGTATGCCGAGCGATGACTTTAGAAAGATAAAAGCAAAAGTTATGGCTAAAGTTGGCATAAGCTAAAAAATACAAAAAGGATAAAAAATGGCTGATTTTGCTAGTTATACTGCAACAACAGGAGGATTTGTGCTTCCTGCAAATGTTCAATTCTATTATGATAGAAATTTGCTTGAAAATGCAAAAGAGGAAGAATTTTGGGGTAAATGGGGAACAGATAAAGTTCTACAACAAAAGAATGGAAAAACAATTAAGTTTTCAATGTACAAACACATTCCAGTAGCTGTTGATGCAAACGGAAACTTAACAGATGTTTTAGCAGAGGGAGCAGGAGCAGTAAATGGAAAAAGCATTACAAAAATTACTGTTAATGCTGACATGAAAAGATTTGGAGCACACATCCCATATTCAGATGAGGTTGACTTATATCACGAAGACCCAATACTCACAATCATAACGGATGAGCTTGGTATTCATGCTGGAGCCACCGTTGACACATACTATGGAATGGTATTCTCTTCTGGAGCAAATGTTGTTTACGCTGATGCAACAGACGGCGTAGCAGGTTCAAGTGGTGATGATATTGTGGCAGAAGATATCGTAAATGCAAAAGCCCTAGATAAGGTATCAAAAACGCTTAGAATGGCTTTAGCTAAAAAGTTCACATCAAGAGTTGGTGGTTCAAACAAATACGGTACAGAACCTATAAGACCTGCATATTATATGGCGGTACATCCAGATGTGAGAGATGACTTGGAGAATATCCCTGGATATGTTCCAGCTGAAAAATATGCTTCTTTTGCACAGCTAAATAAAGACGAGGTTGGAGCAAGAAAAGAATTAAGATTTTTGGAAACAACAAGAGCGTTGACATATATGAACAATGCCGCAACTCCTGTTCTTGTCTACAAGTCAGTTGCTTTTGGTAAAGATGCTTTCGGTGTGGTTAAGCTTTCTGGAAAGAAAAAGCTTAGAACCATTGTTAAGCCTGTTAGTTCAGGCGGTGCAGAAAACCCATACAACACCAAAGGTTCAGTTGCATGGGTAGCAGATACAACAGCATTGATTTTAAATCAATATCATGTTTGTAGGCTAGAAAGCTCTGCAAGTGAAAACACAACAGTAGCAGGTGCTAATCCGAATATCTACGGATAACGGATAGTTAATAATATATGAACCACTTCGGTGGTTCATTAAAACAAAAAAGGAGTCATTATGACAAACCTAAATAGAGATGAGTTAAAAGAGTTAGCAGTAAAAAATGGAATAGAATTTCCTAAAAATATAAAAACAGAAGTTTTGCTTAACAGATTAATTGATGAGGGGTTGCTTGATGAAAACAGTCAAGTAAAAGAAAACATTATCAAAGAAGAGCCTGATGAACAAGAAAAAATAAGTAACAAAAAACCAAAAACACCAAATGACTGCAAAAAGGTTAAATGTGTAATCAGAAACTTAGACCCAAAATATCCAATGGATGTTGTAGAGGTTGGCGTAAATGGATATTTTATGTCTGCATTTTTAGACAAAGAAATTGAAATAAGCGAATATTTTATACCCTCCATAAAGGCAATAAAATATGACAAGGCAATACTTGACGACAATGACCAGGTAAAAGAAATAAGAATGATGCCTAGATTTACAGTAGAAATGTTATAATATATAGAACCACTCAAGGGTGGTTCTGTTATATTATAGAGAAAAGGATACAACATGGGATTAGCTGATTATTGGATTGACCCTAAAAATGGGTTTAGAGTAGCAGAAATAGCAAATAATTCAAATTCCTTAATAAACTCACAGCAAGGACTGTTTTCGCAAAATAATGGCTTTTTAGGTGGCTTGGGAAGAATGCTCAATAGCACAGTGAATGGAACCAAGGATTTCTTTAAAAACACAACATCAAAAGACTGGAGAAACTATGCAAACACAGCAGGAACGCTTGGGCAATTAGGATTAGGCTATCTTTCGTATAGGGATAACTCACGACTATTGGATAAACAAATGGGAGCAATGGACTATGAATTGCAACTTGCAAAAGAAGCAGAAGACAGAAGAAGAAGAAATAGCCAAAACTTAAATACTGGTTTCTCATCATCAGCTCTTGCACAATATGCATAAGACAAAGGATACAAGATGTCATTGGTATATAGTAACTTAATAGCGTCAGCACTAAACAATAAAAATAAAGCATTACAGGATATCGTAGGCTCTGTCAAGGGTGGGCTAAGCCTACTTTCAAGCAATAAAGCAGAAGATGAAAAAAAAAGATATGAAGATTATCTTAAAAACAATGGCATGTTGTCAAGTTTTAAAAAAGGCGGCTTAGGATTAAAAGAAAACTATAATTCAATGCTTCTTGATAATGATAAAAGTGTTTATGATATACAGAATAACTACGATAGTTATGTTGACCCATCAATGGCAGGTTCTGTATTTGATAAATTTATGAAAACGAGAAGCAATATTGCAAAAATGAAAAACAATGAATTGTTGAACCAAAATAATGGTTTATTGAATGAGCAAAAAAATACAATTTTAGGCTATATAGATAATGTTGGAGATAAAAATAACGATGGCATAGCCGACATAAATGACCTAAATAGTGTTGAGCGTGAATCTATACTTGCAAAAGGCTCAATAATGCCAGAACTTCAAAGTGAACTACTAAATACTGCATATAGCAATAAAAATAAATCATTGTTGTATGAAAAAAACAGAAATGATAAATTAGAAGATAGTGAAAAACTTATAGATTATAGAACAGATGCAAATATAAAAAAACAAAAACAATTACTAGATAGCAGAACCACAAAACAAAGCACATTAGAAAAACTAAAAATACTTAATGCAATAAAAAGTTTAGAACTTGAAAAATCAAATTTGTTAAATACAATAAATACAACAATTGACGACAGCCAAAAAGAATCAGCAACAAAACAACTAAACACAATTTCATTGCTTGAAGATGAGTATCGAGGAATGCTAGGTGGCAAAGAAGAGGCGTTAAAAAGAAACAACAATACAGCAAACAACATGCCAGTATTAAATAAAAGCATACCAGCATCAAGTGAAACCACCAACCAACCAACTCAACAAACTAAAAAACAATTTGTTCCAACAAAGAACAATATAGAGAGGATAAAAAGATTTGATGCAAAAACAACAAAAAACTTTTTAGACAATTATAGCCTTTCAGATAGGGATATTCAGCTTTTCTCACAAGAAAATCCAGAATTCAAAAAGGCAGTTATAAGCAATGTATTTAAAAGCAACAAAGATAAAAACATAAAAGATGTTGTAGGCAATATTGGATATGTGTTTGGCAAAGAGGCACCAAAGGTTGAAATGTACGCAGAAAAGTATGATAAGTATAAAAATATGAATGATAGCCTATATGCATTTGCATCAAACAAAAATGCTGAAGAATTAAAAAAATATGGACTACCCGTTGATGTCAATGCAAATATAGACTTTAATAAAGTAATAGAAGATAAAATAAGTGGCTTGGATTATGCAATTAAAAATAGAGGTGTAACCGATTCAGCTTTCGATACTGAACCATCAATAAGAGAAAACGACAAATACTACTCTCCTGTGGTTCTAAGAGATATAGAAAAAACAAAGCTTGATAAATTATATAGTGCAGGAGATATAGACAAAAAGCAATATAATTATGCAATAAAAAAACTAGATGATAAAATAGGCGAAGCGTACTTCTCTGCACCAAAAACATATAATGATAAGCAGGGAGCTTTTGAAACAATTACAAACATATTCAAAAACTTAACAGAATTAAAATACAGTGGCAACTCAAAAGAAAGAATGTATGCCGACAGCATGGAAAATGCTCTTGCACAGTTTGGTGAAGAATTAAGAAGTCAGGTAAACCCAGAAAGCGAACTAATAGACAACAAAATGACAACTCCATTTTTCACTTCAAATGAAGATAGAATTGAATATGCCACAAATCCAAAGGTTATAAATTTAGCAAAAGAAGCATTGAAAGAATACTACAATGACCCATCTTTAGATATTAGCGATGAAGCCGTGCTTGATACGATTTACAATGGAGTTTCGAGCAACAAGGATATCCCAAGTCCAGGCGAATTAATATCAGGAGAAAGCGGAGAAGATTTAAGTATAAACAAAACAGAATCACAAGGTAAATTGTTATCCTACATTATTTCATATATAGTAGAAAAATCTAAATAGGTAAAGCATTATGGATATAGCCAAACTTGCAAAATTAAATACAAAAAATAGAGATGAGTCAATAGCGAAAATAAACAATTATAGTAACTCTCCAACAGTGCATGGAGTAAAACAATTCGCAGACAGCACCTTGCTTGGGTTGGAGGACGCAGTAAAAACAGGCTATGATATTGCTACAATGCCATTTGATGCTCCATCATACAATGAGATGACAAGTGGAAGATATGAAGAATTAAGAAAAGAACAGCACACACAAACACCATCAGGAGAGCCTACACTTGCTCAAGAATTAGGTTCTTTGCTTGGAGCAGGGCTAGGGGCTTCTCCGCTTCTTAGAGCCACACGAGGATTAAACTATGGTGGCAGACTACTTGCAGACAATGCAATATTTACAGCAACAGGTTCTCCAGAAATGCTTGGTTCAAAAGCTGGAGAAAACAAATTTACGAACATAGACCCAAAACAGACATATGACTCATTTGTTGATAACACTCTATTATCGGTTGGACTAGAAACACCACTACTTGCAGTTAAACATGCAAATAAATTAAAAAATATAGCAAAGAAAACAACAGAACTAGGAATAAATAAAACAAAAAAGATAATCGAAGAGTCACCTTTTGGAGAAAAAATACAAACTGAAAATAATGAAAACATAAATGACATCAGGATACATAAAGACAATATTGACAATTTTATAGAAGCAGAACCATATAATGAAACAAGAGATTACTATGACTTTGATATAATTGATACTGCAAAACTTGCTGAAAAGAATTTAAAAGAAAAACTTTCTGGTGGAGAACCAGTAAACATAAGTGATATATTTAATGATTCAGTTGAGGTTGTAGATGGAAAAACAAAGTCATTATCAAAAGATAATATAATACTCAAAGAAGACAAAAGTATAGGCGAAAACAATGCATTCGTGGTTCCAGAAGATGCAATATCAGGTATAGATGGAGTTGATGCAGGAGCATTAAAAGATTCAAAGATTATTATAGTGGGGGAAAACTTTAAAAATAAAACACCAGAGCAACAAAGAATAATCATAGAACACGAATTAACACACTCCGAAAACATGAACAAAACAGGGAACGAATATAGAGTGCTTGATGAAGTTGCAACAAGGGAAGATGACATTTTAAATATGCTGAACCACAAGAAGCTATCCGACCATACAAAAGCAATTATAAGCGATATTGATAAATTTAGATATTACATGAATGAAAGTGAAGCCGTAGCTACAATGAATACAGTAATTGATAAAATAGCTAGTGGCGAAAAGCTTGATGGGAAAGATTATGTGGCTCTTGATTTATATTCTGCATTGACAGACTCAAAGAAAAAATGGAATGAGATGAGTGATGCAGAACTAATATCTGAAATGAACAAAGCTCAAGATGTTATAAGTGAAATATACAAAGAAGATAAAAAACTAAATGATATAGATTTTAGAGAAAAAAACGAAAATAAAATAAACAACTTTAAACAAAGATTGTTTGAAAAAATAGGAGCAGTGAATAGTAGGCTTGGGGCATACGCAGATGATATCAAAAATGCAAAAAACAAAATGCTTGAATTTTACAAAAAAGAAAATGATGTTGATAAAATAAATAATATAGAGTTTGCATATAAAACACAAAAACAACATATTGCAGATATTGAAAAATTAAGGAATATGTACAATAAAACAAAAGATAAAAACAAAAAAGTAGAAATATTTGAAGAATATATAAAATACAGAAATAGATTATTGAAAAAATTTGATTTTGATTTTAATGAAAAAATTGAAAGAAACACGCATACAGTATCTGGCAAACCAATAGATATGAAGAATTTTGATATTGAGTCAGGTAGGGTAATGCTTGAAACAGACAAGTTGTTAAAAGAGCTATTATCGTCAGACAGTAAAATATATGAGAGAATCAAAGAAGACGCAATTAACAAAGAAATAGAACACTATAATAAGCAATTAGATATTGTGGAGAACAGAGGAGAAGCTTTAGATTCTGTTAGAAAGAAGTGGTATAAAAAAACAGATAAAACAGAAATTATAGAAAAACAAAAAAAAGAAAACTTGAAGACAAAAGAAAAAAGCATTGATAAAGAGAAAGCAGAAGTGTTAATCTCTGAAATAAAAGAAGAGGCAAGAAAAACAGATAAAAAGAAAAACGAAACAAAAACTACAAAAAATAAAACAGAACATAGAAATACACAGAAAACAACAGAAAAAAAGAAAAAAAACAATATTGATAATACTAAAAAAACAATCAAAACAAAAGTACAAAAATCAATAATATATATGAAAACAAAATTTAAAGATATTCTGAATACATTGCCAAAACCAAAAAATAAAAATACACTTATTGAACCAAAAGTTGAAATAGGCAGAATAAACCCTATAACTGGAAAAATTGATTTTGGGTTTGTGAACAAAAAAAACAACAAAATATTTATGAGCGAATTTACAGAAAATGGAGGACTTGGCTTTGAAAATGAGTTATTAATCTTGGCACATGAGTTGGTTCACATATATGAAAAAAACAACAGTATATTAAAGGAAAAAATAAAAAATATAGTCATACCAGATAGCATAAATACTGCATATAAGGACTTCAATGAATACATAAAGCAAGAAGAAGCACTGGCTACATATTCTAGCTTTAGGCTTATGCTTGATATTGCAAAAGATAAAAAAATAAATGAACACATGACAAAAGAATTTATATCAAATGCAGAAAACATCATAGAGCTATTTGAAAAAAACAATAGTGAGCTAAAAGATATATATGAAAACACAATATATCCCGCGTATTACGATAGTATAAAAACAACAGGAAAGTTGCTGAATAGACTTATGGAACCACAACTGCTTGACATTATGCTTGAAAAGCTAGAAGATGCAGACACTGTTATTGCTAGCAAAATAGAAGATTTGCTTGGAAGCATATTTAAAAAAGCTAATATTAGAAAAATAACACAAGCAATAGACTCAAGTGCAATTGCTTCTCAAATTAAAAATGACATACTTATTGGACACTCACAAAAAGAAGTATATAAAAAAATAAGAAATATATTTGCAACAAAACATAAATACTTGACTTCTATAAAAAATATAAATAATACAATAATAAAAAACCTTAAAACATCACCTGCAAGAAAAGCACTAGGAAAAGAAAAATATAATGAAATTATGATGAAGCTAAAAAAAATAAACAGCATTGCAGACCTCGGTGGAAATACGAAAATAAAAGATAAATTAAAAGAGCTTGTGAAAAACCAAAACAGCAACATGAGAAAACTACTCAAAGACACAAAAATTGAATTTGCAAAGAAAGTTTTCAGAGATTCGACAGAACCAACAAATTCCAAATATTATTTTAAAAATGAATATGAAATATACAACTTCTTTGTTGCTAAAAAACTATTAAAAGATATAAGCAAAGAAGAAGCAATAAAAGCAATAAGTGATATCCTTGATGCTGAAGTTGTAAAAAAAGAAAACATGCTCAAGATAAAAGAGTTAGATATATTTGACACAAGTACCATAGATAGAGATATTATATCGTTGATAAAAGAAATAGAAAAAGAGGAGCTGGGGAGCGATTACATACGAGGATATGATTCTTTTGTTGCAAAGAATAATGTTGTTTCAGCAATTAGCTTTAATGGAAAAGTGCCTACTGGATTTAAAAGATACAAAAATACACCATTCATATATAAGCTTGATACTAGGGCAAACATAGAGAACAACATATTGGAATTTCAACAAGACTCTATTCTTGGAACCACCTATATGATAAAAAATAAAACAAAAAAAGAAATAGAGAGATTGAAATCAAAAATAAAATATCTAAATAAATCTGGAATTGAACCCGCAAGAATATTTGACAGCAAAGGCGACATTATAGGAATAAAGGTATTTTTTAGCAAAGACTTTGATATTGATATTATGAATAGAAGTAATGATGTCATAGAGAATATGGCTTCACAGTTTTCCTCACTCAAAATAAATGCATTAAACAAAAAACTTGCAGATAAAATCCAAGAAGATATTGGTAATATATTTGTCAGTGAAGATAAAATTACAGAAAGAAATAGCCATAAATATGTAAAATTATCAAAAGCAGAAATTAAAGCATTTAGGCAAAGCGGTTCCAACATAACACATGTTGATAAAGCATTCAAGAATATACTTACAGCACAACATGAGTTTATGTTTAGCAAGGAAAATCAAGTTGTAGCCAGAGTAATAGAAAAAGGATATAAAAACTTAATAAGGTCACTAAAAAAGAATGTCACAATATACAATGTAAAATCAATAGTTAACAACCTCGCAGTGGTTCCATCAGTATTAGTTGCTCATGGTGTAAAACCAACTCAAATAGGCAAAAACATATCAAAAACAATAAGTGACTACAAGGTGTTCTTTAAGGCAATTGATGACATAAAAACAGATATAATAACATTAAGAAACATCAAAGATACAAAAATAAAAGAGAAAACTATAAGTAAAATAAAAGAAAGAATACAAGCATTGAAACAAAATAATGTGTTTGCACAACTTCATGAGCAAGGAGCAATACAAACATTAGCAGACGCATATTTGATGAAAAATGAAAAAAAGAATGGCAATATCGAAACAATATTTAATATAATGATAGCAGACAATAAAGCGAAGAACAATGAACATATAGAAAAAATAGAAAACTTCTTAAATGACATCTCTGTAAAGTCAATACAAGCCATGAATTTTGCAGACTTAGTGGGAAGAGGCTCTTTATATAGAAGTTTAATCGAGAAAGGCTATGAGCCACGAGAAGCATCAAGAATAACAAATGAAGCTTTTGTGGATTTTAGAAGAACATATCCTAAAATAATAAATGAACTAGACAATTATGGTTTGCCTTTTATTGGCTTTATGTATAGAAATTCAATAAATATAATGAAGCTATATAAAGATAAACCAGTAACAATGTCATCAATCTTAGCATCAATGATAATTGCTCATGAAATTGCAGGTAATTCTCAAAACGACATAGGTGGAATAAGAACAGCAAGTTGGGAATATCAAAGAGGGTTAATAGATGATAAGTTTTTGGCAGGTTCAACGATATTTAAATTGCTACAAGGTAATCCTCAACCACAAATGATTGTATCAAATAATGCACTGATTTTAGAAAGAGTTGCCAGTGGGAAAGAAACACCACTGGCGTTAATGGGTTTAACAGTGTATTAAAATTTTGATTGTGAATGATATTTATATTTTTTATATAAATCATTCACAACCCAATATGAACCAACAAATGTACTAACAACATACAAGCTAAATCTTAATTTATTCATAGCCATCCTTTTACAGTTGTGTTTGGTTTTGGATTGTAAAATTTACATACATTATTGTATGAGCAATACTTTAAGCATTTCAAAGGGATAGTCTGCCCTTGTACTTTTCTGAACCAGACATCTTTACATTTTTGCTCAACGCCATTCTTGACAAAATCAACTAATTTATTCACCTCTTCAATTATGATTTCATTTGCTATCCTGTCTATTTCAAGATAAGTTATATCTGGAATTGTTTCGTCAAATCTTACATTATACCCGCCCTCTTTATTAAATATTTCAAGCATCATCGAATACTCTTGTTTTGTTTCATTTTCAAGCATCATCCTATAAGCATTTATTTGCAATCTATATGGATGCATTGGGTCTTCAAGTATTTTTTTAATTGTATAGGTTTTTGTGACTTTTGTATCTACAATAACATTATCAACATTGTCAACCCTGTCTATTGTTCCTGTTAGTAAAAAGCCATTATCAAGCTGTTGCTCAACATGAAGCTCACAAGAATAATCTTTATCAGATGAGTATATATACTCTAGTGCAAGATGAACAAGAGAACCTATCGTAGCTTGATTTATATCACTTCTTTTTACAACGCCATGCTTATAACGAAGTAGTGCTTCTTGTGGGTCAGAACCAAGCTGTGATGCACTTATTTCTCTTGCTTTAGGTTGTAAATTTCCACTATATTCTGTATTTTTTAATATTTTTTTGATATACTTGTCTGACGACTTCATCATATCTCCTTTGAATTTTTATGTAGGGCGTTTTGCCCTACATAAACTATTACCAACTTGATAAAGTTTCTTTAATTTTTTCTGTTTTTGCTTCTCCAGCGACAGCCTCTTTTTTCTTCAATCCGACAACAGGTGTTTTCTCAAACTTTTTAATATATTTATCTGCAACAGGATTGCCGTTTTTATCATTTCCTTTTTCATCCATAAATTTAACAACTTTCGTTTTAACCTTTAATTCGTTGTTGTAATCATCTTCGTATGCTTGATTTGCTATCATTAATGTTTTTCCCATTAATTCATCAAAATACTTTATTTGCACTTTTTTACCAGCTATTTCGATAACACCATCTTTTGGCTTCAATGATTTAAAGTCAACGCCAACGACCTTGCACATATCCATAATATTCAAGAGTCCGGGCAATAATCTTTCTTGACCTGTTTTGTCAGTATATGTTGATTTTAATCCTTTCTCTTCACCGCTTTGTATAAACTCTTGTGCAAAGATTGTTCTATCATTTTCTGTTTTAAATTCAAGATTGAAACTCATTGCTCCACTCTCGTGTCTTCTTATGAAAGCTCTCTCTATTTTAACTTTCAAAACTTCACTCTTTATTTCAACATCAAATTTTCCTGCTTCATAATCATCCACAAGGTTATTGTCTATATTCAACCAGTCCATTCTTATTCTCCTTTTTCTTTTATTTCAATATTTGCTCTTAGGCTGTTAATACTTTTTGTTCTAATAAACTCTATTTTCTCAACATCTACTGCTGGGAACCACACGCTGATATATTGCTTTATTGCAACCTCTATATCTTCCTTAGATAATTCTATTTTCATTTATTCTTTTCTCCTCTTATTTTTTTAAGTATTGTACCAATACCGTATTCTTTTGTGCATTCCTCAAGTGGTTCTAGTTTACCACTTCTATCCTTTGCTACTATGTCCGATGTTTCGCTTGTAACAAACTCTCTTTTTCCCTCCTCATTTGTTCTAAGAAAAAGAACCTCGTCATACAATGATGCAAGTTTAGATTGCACTTTTTTTGCTGGTATCATAGGTAAAAGCTTTTCACTTAAACCACTTGTTACGCTTTCTGCAAGTGCAACAATCAATACATTTACATTATCTAAATCCCTAAAAGACTTAGCAATACCAAGCATTATTTCACTAAATTTCATCCACATCTTCATCCCATCTTTTAGAGAAGAGTATTCTGGATCTTTTTTTAATTCAGATACAATCATTTCGCCAATTTCGCTAATACTGTCTATTCCAACAGTATCATAGTCAGATACATGTTCTTTGGCATATACATATGCTTCTTTAAGTTCACCAAGTGAATTAACTCTTATTATATCAACATTGTCTGCTTCATTTAAAACAAGTTCTCCTTTTTCGGATGACAACAATAATGTTTTTCCTGTAAATTTAAACTGACTACTTTTGCCAGAACCACTAAACCCATAAAGCAATATTTTTATTCCTGATTGCTTCACTATTCCTTTTGCTTTAATTATCTCTATTGCCATATTTCTCCTTTTGCTTTGATGTTATTTGCTCAACTATGTCTGATAATAACTCAAATCTGTTAATCCATTTTACAGGAATGCTTTGTAGCAATTTCTCACCACTCCATATCTTAATAATAGCTTTTCCATATATCTCCATGTCAAGCTCAATTTTTGTTGGAAAATTATCTTTTATTCTAATATCCAATAGACCTCCTTATTATTTTTTGTATTTCTCTTTCAGTTAAAGGGTCATTAATCATTGCATTAACTCTATATGTTATTTCTCCTGCTTCGTCTGGTTTTAAATCTTTAACAAAAGCATATAGCCTAAATAATGCATTGTTTCTATTGCCCTTGTATGCGTTTGCAATCGTATATTTAATCATTCCATAAATTCTTTTATCTGCTGTTATATCATCTATATTTTCAGCATCAGCTTTCACCAACTGTTTTTCAGCTATTTCTGTTTCGGGAATACAGCATTCTATATCAAGTAAACTTGCTTTATTTGTATATACCTTTGCATTTGGATTTGTGAACCACAGTCTGTCTATATTTCTTGTTGATACATCGAAAGTCGGCAATCCTAGCAAATCACCTATATTTTTAAGCAGCCCTTTGTGTTGTTCATTATCTACATAAAAATTTGTTTTTGTTGGCAACAATAATCTATATCTATGATTTTCTTCTGTATGTGATTTTGTTGTATAAATTATATATGTAAATTGCTTCATTAGCTCAATAGTATCTTCAATTCTCGAGCCTCCGTCAAAATCAAAGGCTATACAGTTTTGATTTGGCTTTGCTGTTTCAATACTTCTATATCCAAATTGTGCTTTACCTTTTTTATTAAAATGACAAAGAGTAAAGCTATCTTTCTTTTCTGTTACAACAAGCTTTTCAAGTGAATTTTCAGAATCAAAAAATGGTATCTCTATAGGGATAAAATCAAAACTTCTTGCTCCATGATTTTCTGCACATACTGATACAATTATTTCATTTAGTTTGTTTTCTGGTAATTTTGTTATTATGTATTTCTTAACTTTAGAACCAACAATATTTAATACTTCATTTTTTCTATAACAATATTCAGACACTAAATCAATATCTTCATTAAATGTGCTTCTTTGAAAAATATCTCTTTCAAGCACTTCGCTTTTACTTAATGCTTGATTTGATGTTTTGAGTATTTTGTATATTCTTTTATGCGGTGGCTCTGTATTGAACAGACTAGATACGGTTGCTCTACATCTTATATTAAAATCGTACGCATAGTCTATATCTTCTTTTGTGATATTCCTGTTATGTAATATAGCGTGTAATGCTGATAATTTTACTATTTTCTGCAAAGAACCCATTTCAGAACTAAATCTTTCATCATTTATGTTTTTATTAGAAAAATCAAGTAGTTTTTCATAAATCACATCAAGATAAAGATAAGTTTCTTCATTGTCAAAATATATACAAACATCTTCACCTTTTAGTCTATTTACGGATTTGCTCATAAATGCCTTTAGATTGCCTACGGCATACTCTATGATACTTTCATCTACTACATCCTTTTTTTGCCTTAGCGTTTGAGTCCGTGGCTCTAAATAGTATATAAAAGCTCTTCTGTATATTCCAGAACTCATTGCATTATTAAACATTGAATATGTTTCTTGGTTTGATTTTAATCCAACGCTTGAACCGAACAAAAGCATATTTGCATTTATGTTTGAAATATTTTCATTTATAGATGATTTAATTATTTTTGCATTAAACTCTCCATCAAATAATTCTTTCATTCTGTTCAGATTTGAACCGCGAACTATGTCCATTATTTCATTATTCACTATATTGAGCGAACCAAGAAATGATTTACTTAATGCTAAAGCTCTAAGATATAAGCCCTCTGGTGTTCCCTCGATATTGATAGTTAAATCATTTGGCAAAAAACTTGATAATGGAACCTTTGTTCCGTCAATATCTATATCTGCAAAATTCCCATCTATTGATTTTGTTGCTTCTATGTATCCTGCTTTTATGCTTTCTGCATATTTGCTACTGTTAATATTGAACATTTTTTGTATGTATTTTAAACTAAAATCCTTTCCTGCACTTGAGGGAGCTACGGATATTCCAAAATAATTTAAATGTGTTTCTAAGCCATTATGTATTATTTTTGGTTGGCACAATCCCGCATATGAGGAAACTGTGAACCACAAGGCGTTCTCTATTATTTCCTTTTGTGTGTTAAACTTACCGTTGTTGTTTATGTAGCTTACTATTGTATCTATCATCTTATCTCCTACCATGCATCTAAATTAAGTTTTTGTTCTTTTTTCTTGTTGTGAACCACATTGACGCCATCTCTTAGAACAAATTTTTCTATTTCTTTTTTCGGTTCAATAATTTCATATATGGTATATTTTCTTGTTTTTTTCCATTTTAATATACCTTTTTCAGACAACATATCTCTATATTTTTTAAGAGTTTTACTGTTTAGCTCAAATATTTTTTGTGATACATAAGCGTTTCTCTTTTTAAAACCAAAGGTATATCTCAATATTATCTCTAACATGCTTCGCTCTATGTGTGATAATCTATAATTATCAACATAATATTGAATACATATACCAATCATCATTCTTCCATCATAGACTTTGTTTATCTTGTTGCTGTTTGTACTTGTCATGTTCTTGTTTGGCTAAAAACCTTATTGCTTGTGATTTAGAACCAGAACCTAATCTGTTTGCTACTTCGTCAAGATAATTTAAGGTATTCGTATCAACAAAGATAGTGACTTGCTTTTTCTTAGCTTTGCTATCTTTCATTTAGCTCTCTCCTTTCGTAAAATAATGAATTATAGCATATTGTTACTTATTTTATACTTATAATATACATATAAGCTGTGTAATAGTAAAATTTACTACATAGGAATGGTTAGACATAGTAAAATTTACTACATAGCTTCATATAGTAAAATTTACTACATAGCACCATTTAGACATAGTAAAAAATACCATATGATATAATGTAATACATATCAAGTATGGTAATACTTGATATAAAGTAATGCAAACAGAAACCACTTCGCTCTGCTCCGTGGTTCTGAAATGCAAAAAGGGCTATTTTAGTTCTTTGTCATAAATATAAATTCCTTTTTTTATTTTTATCTCTGTTTCTCTTAACTCTTCTCCTAAGAAAATATTTCTATATTTGCCAGTTGTGTTTGAATATTTATATTTTCCTCCTATATAAGTTTTATCATTTGTTTTGATAGCAATAATGCTTTTATAACTTTGAAAAACCATTCCCTTTTCAAAAGTAATGATAAACTGATTTGGAACAGTATTCATTCTTTCATTTGTCATATTTTCAACCATTATAAATTTCCCTAAATCATATTTCATATTATTTTACTCCATAGATTGTTTGATGATATAAAATCACGAAGCATTAAGTGATCTCTGTATGTTAATTCAAAAACAGTAATGGAACCATCTTTGCACCCATCACATGACGCAGTTGCTTCAAAATCAACATTTATCACATCGCTAATATAACTTGAAACTCTGTATATGTCATTTACAACATATTGCTGTGGTTCTATCTCTTCATCCATATTTTCTCCCTTTTGCTTATACGATTATCACAATACATCATTTGCTTAACGCTATGGCATTAAATTTAAACAAACGACACATTAGATATATCTTTGTATGCCTTAACAATAAAGTGTCTTATTTTGCCGTCTATGCACTATAAGGTCACTTCTATCCTTTCTCTATGCAAATTCACATAGCTTTCTAAATCCAACAATGTATCTTCTGTTGGTTCCTCAACTAGCAATCTAGCCATTTTAATAAAAATATGGCACATTGAACCTAATGTTGCTTTACTTGGTTCTTTATTGTTGTTTTGCATTTTGTAATGTTTAATATATGATTTAACCATTTCTCCAACATAATCTGCATTTACATAATAAGAACCATAAGATTTTTCTCTTTGAGATTGAACATCTTTAATTGTTTCCATTGTTTTTTCCTTTCATTGTTTTGTATATAGTGATTTAATGTGTCTAGCTTCAACGAGAACACAAAAACTAGCAAGTAGATATATCTTTGTATTAATTAAGCATAAAAGCTCTTAAAACGGTATTTCGTCGTCTTCCATAATATATGTTTCTTGGCTATTAAACAACCATGGCTCATTTTCTTTTAATTGTTGTTCTATAAAATCTGCAAAATAATATAAACTTGCAAATTTTTTATTTTCTTTTATTATATTTTTTGTTCTT